GGCCACTTTTTTACCAATTACAGCTCCAGCCACAATGCCGAGAGCTTGTCCGATACCGGCTTTGCCGATTGCTCCCATACGACGGCGTGAACTGCGTCTTTTGGTGCTTTTTCTACGTCTTGCCATTTTTGTTGTTTATAGTTGTTTTATTACGTCCTTAGTTACCACAGCAGCTTGTCTGCAAAGTACCCGGCTGATCCTTTCACTTTTCTATTCGCCTGGTTCCTTTTCTTGTATAGGCGCCGCCGCTGATCGGCTACCTTTTTTCCGAATAACTTTTTGTATGTCGGATAGTCCAGGTAACCTTTAGCGCCTACACTTGTTAAATAATATCCATTTTTATCATACACGTCTATTTTTTTACCCTTTCTGCTGCTGGGCCGCACTATTACATTTAGTCGCCGGGCCTGGGCTGCTGTATAGGGTAAAATCTTATACATCACATTAACTTTTTTAGTTCAGCTTTATGCTTTTTTAGTTCTGTAATATATTTTTTTATTAGTTTATTTTGATATACAAAATGTTTTTTCCAAAAATCAGTTTTATATGGCGGTTTTTTTTGAGTTTCCTTATTTCTTAATAATACTTTTTCCAACTTTTCAATATCGTTATTTGCCTTTACATATTTACTGATTATATCGTCTTTTGTTCCACTTATTACACGAATATTTACATTGTGACTTTTCGTGTCAGTATGCATTTCGCTGGTGCGCTTGCTTTTTTTAGCTTTTACCTTTGTTGGTGCTGCTCCCACTTTTTTACGTCTGCTCTTTTTTCCATACTCCTCGCCGTAGTAACCTTTCTTAAAATCCTCTTTTGCCTTACTAACATAATCAGTTACAGCTTTTTTTATTCTTTTTATCGGGTTACGGCGATCTTTTTCATAACTAATAGCAAATGCTTGCTTTACGGCTTGCGCTTGCGTTAGCTTTGGGTTCTTTTTTCTTAGCTTGCTGGCTTCTTTTACAACGGCCTTAAATTTTGCCCTGGCGGCTTTTTGCTTTGCAGTCATTTTATTTTTTTCTTGTTACAAAATACAAGACGGCAGCGCCGCCAAGTATTAAGGGTAAAAAATTAGGTTTGCCGGTCGTAGTCGTCTTAGTTGCTGGGGCCATATCGCTGATCGGCTCCATTTCGGCTGGCTGCTCAAAAACTTGATCTGCTATATCAATATTACTGGCGTCCGTTGCCGCCTTTGGCTCCAGTACTTTTTTTGCCAGCTCTTGCGCTTTTTTATTTACAGCGTCCACCCCTACCTGTACCAGCTCGGCTGGATCTATTCCGATTTGTTTCAAAAAGTCGGCTACCTTAACAAGTAACGGTGCGGCTGTTACGGCGGCTGCGGCTGGTGCCGCTGGGGCTACGCCGATCTGCTCCATTCCAAAAATGCGCTTTTTAGTGGATCCTTTTTCCCAGGCCTTTTTTAGTGCATTTATACGACCGCCGGCACTTTCCCAAAAATTTTCTAGTTTGCTAGGTGCCTTATCCCAGGCAGCGGCCAGCTTATTTCCAAGCCCGGCAAAATTTAAGCTAACAAGCAATAAAAAAGCATTACGAACCGGGGCCGCAGCTACTTTCAAAACTACTTTAGCCCCTTTCTTTAATACTTGCCCGGTAGTGCGCTCGGCAGCTTTGCGGGCAGCCCTAACCTCGGTTACTGCTGCTTTTCTCGCCGCTTTAGTCGGCGCCGCTTTTCTTGCTGCTTTAGCAGCTTTTAGATCTGCTTTTTGTTGCGCTGTTGCGCCTATTCCTGATATTGAGTATAGTGCCATTTTTCTATCGGTTGCGTACGAATACGGTTTTTTGTAATTAAATTCTCCCACTACTGGATCAATCCAAATTTCTTTATCGGTACCTGGATTGACCACTACAAAAACGTGCTGCGGCTGTTTATCAAAAATTTTGTAACTGGCAAAACGGTATGCAAATGGTATTCCCAAATTTTGTAAGATACCCCCAGCAAATAAGCTGTAGTGCTTGCAATCGCCGTAGCCAGTAGCCAGAATAGCTGCAGGACTTTTTACGGTCTGCTTGCTCCCTGGCTCAATAACGTAACGCACATTATTTTTTAGAAAATTGTAAATTCTGCGCGCTGTTTCTTTTTTCGATCCAGCATTAAAAAAAGAGCTGATTTTGCTATAGTCCTGGGCGTGCCTACGGTGTGCGTCAATTATGGCGTCTATTATGTCGCCAGTACTTTGTTCAGCCGTTAGCATTTCGCGCCGGTTTTGAAACGGCGATAATATGCCCATTAAAATAGCTGCGTCCATATCTTATATCGTTCTATTATCACTAATAGGCACCACTAAGCCGTCTACGTTTGCCGTTCCTGTAAAATTGATATTTACGGGACCAGGCGTTTTTTCTTTATTGAAAAAATCGCGGACGGTTTGAAAAATGCCTATAGCGCTGGGGCGTGCCTGTAGTCGGATAATACTTTCACTATTGGCCGGCACTTTTTGATCGCCAAACGCCGAAACGCTGGCCACCGCCGATCCTTTTACACTTACGTCGCCAGTTATAGAACGAATAGTTATAGCTGAATTGGTAGGATTTTGCGCCGCCAGTTCAATGTTTAGGACTGGAGAGAGCAAGCGGCCCCCGGGGCGAATGGATCTAAGAGAAAAAACGGCTTTTTGTCCGAAACGGAAACGCGAGAGCAAAAAGAGAGCCGCTGCGCCGCCTACTAAAAATAAGATATTCCGCATTTGCTATTTGCTGCGGCTTTTTTCGTTCCTGTCGTTTGTCGTTACCGAAAATAAAACAAAACTACTAACGAAAAAAATTATTTTTTTACCCTGTAGTGTTTTGTAACTTTTCGCCGAGCCCGCGTGCGGCTTTGTAGGGCCGCTACGCGGACTCTGGCGAAGTTAGTGAAAAAAACTGATATTAAGCACTATTTTAAGCCATAAAATATCCACATTTATTCACTCGTATTGACCTTTATTTAATAAAAGTATAGCCAGTATAGGGCATAAAAAAAGCCCAGCGTGAAAACGCCGGGCGTGAATTGTAAACCAACCTGTCTGCTTATGAGATCTCTAAATTACGTATTTTTCTTAAAATCGCTTATAAGCCACGTACGGCCCTCAAATTTCGCACTTTCCTTGTCGTACCAATTTATGTACCAGGCGCCACAGTTAGCGCAAAATTGGCCAAATTTAAGCCGGCTGGCGATGTTTCGATACTTTCTCGGCCGTTTGGTACCGGGCTTAAAAAAAACTATTGCAGTTTCTAGCTTTTTATTCATTTTTTCCTATTTTTGATATGAATACGAGTGATCGCGGTTTGTTCCGTTGGTCGTTTGTCCGCGCCGGTCGAGTTTACTCCCGGCGCTTTTTTTTACCTAAAAAGGCAGATCATCACTAATCTCCCGATCCTGGCTGCTCCCTGGCGTTAGTGGTGCCTTAGTTTGTACGGCCGTAGGGTTAAGATCTACCGTCTTATCCTCGGTAAACAACACGCGCAGATAAGTTTTGCCGGCTTTACTCTTATTGATCCAGCCACTCATTTTATAGGGCTTGCCGTCAAATAAGCAGCTCCCTGTATAGTCCGGCTGCGTTTCCTTGTCCTTAGTGGCGCGAAAAAGAGCGCCGCTGTTGTTTTTTTGTTCCATAGTTATTAGCGTTCAGTTTCCCCTGTTCCCGGGTTAAATTCTTTATTTCTTTTTTGTAGGTATAGCCGGGCTGGGCTCAATGTAGGGCACCTGGTTCCAGCGGCCGTCGAAGTTCATTATCGCGACTGGCTCAAAGTCGCTATCGCTACGTAGATATTTTGGCTTTAGTGTAAACTGGTTATGCTCCTTATTTTTTTCCACTATCATTGTGGACTGGCTCCAGCGGTCCGTATTGGATCCCAGGTGCCCCAGCGTTTCGCCTTGTCCTTTGCCCAGGTGCAGCACCCCTAAAAGTAAAATATCGTATTGCTTAGTAATTCGCTTTAGCCAGTTTGTTACCAGGCGCGTTTCTTTTGGATCGTTATAATCCAAGCAAAGATCCAATAAGCCGTCCACAATAATACAAGAACAGTCCGGGTTATTGACTAAATACTGTTCTATCATCACTCTAATTTTTTCGGGCATATCCTCGCGCATAGAGTAGGCGTCAAAAGTAGGCGGTAGTTTTTTTTTCTCGGCCAGCGTTACTATTTTATCTATTTGCCTGTAAAAGTCAAAACTACTCATTTCAGTATCGAAGTAGCCAATCCGGGGCCTATCGTGGGGCAGCGCCAGTTTCATACCCCAAATGCTGCTAAATAGCGGCACCAGGGCAGACGCCGCCGCTGCACCCACAAAAGTTGATTTGCTGGCTTTAGGTAGGCCCGAAAATACAATGTATGACTGTAGGCAGCCCACTACTTTACCCTGGACCGTAAAAATCGGCACCTGGGCGGCTGGCCTATTGTCGGCATCGTATTTTCGTGATAGTAAAAGTTTAGAGAGATCCAGTTCGTCGTTTGTCATTTTTGCTTAATTCATACCCCAGTACGTCGCGAGCCATTGAAAAAATAAAAAAGTAACAAGCAGCCAAAATTTAGGGCTGATCAATAATTGCAGTAGTTTGTTTTTCATTTTCTTGATTATTTAATGCGTTAAATAATTCGGTCGCTCCATAAACAGCGGCTTGATAGGCATTGATAATTTTACCACCGTTCCTTAATTGTACTTTTTCATTAAGATCTAAATAAAACGGCAGCAGTTGTATAGCTGCATATTCAAGTTTACTCATTCCAGGGATCGGCGCAATAATGCGGCCTAAATTGTCCTGGGCTACCTGGGGCGGAAACGCTGGCGAATTGTAATTTTCCATTTTTTGATTTTTTTGATTAAGTAATAAATAAAAAAACTTATGTGAATTACTAAGTATGCAGCGACAAAAGTCGGCAGACACACTACAGCAATAAAAAATAATTCTAATAAGAATTTAGCCAATTTCATCGGGCAGTTGCTTGATATTGATTATTTGCCGTTGCCAGTAGTCAATGCTATCGCCGATTAGGACGCGCATTTCCATAGCCAGGTTAAAGGGTACAAGGCGCTGCTCAATTAAGCATCGGGATCCGCAGTCAAAAGTAATTTCAATCGTTACTTTTGAGCCGTCCAGGTTCATTCCTAAAAATTGTAGGGCTTTTACTTTGTTTTCAAGCTCGCGCAAAAATGCGGCTTTGTCCGTTTGTGTGGTCATAGTTCCGTAGTTTAATAGATTAGTAAAAAGATCGTTTGTCGTGTGTAAATTTATAGCAGTTTATTTCATACTACCAAAAAAAACTTATTACACGTGTAATCGGCAAAATAAAAAAAATCTTGCCTGGGGCTGGCAAGATTGTAAAACTCTATAAAAATCAATTATTTATATCTACTAACGACTACTGCCAAAAAAAAAAAGAACCGGCAAGCCCCAAAATATACTGAATGGATTGAATTTACTGCTAAAGTCGTTTAATCTATTGATCCAGCCCCTAACGAACACTTTATATCTATCCTGGCTGCCTAAAGTAGTTTGTAGATATTGGCGTCTTTTATCTTGATAGGCCTTAAATAGTGCGCTGGGATCTACTCTATTGGCTTGCGTTATTGCTTGCGAATTATTTGCCGTTGCTTTTCCTAATTGTTTTAAGGCGTCGCGCAAATGAGTGTAAGCCCTGGACGGCCCGGACATCCAAGCGGCTTCTGCCATTGCTAAAGCAACGCTATCAGGCAGCCTTGATCCCTGTACGTCAGTATAAAATTTATATATAAACCGAGCTGCGTCAGCGTCAGTCAGTTTCAAAAAGCGATCATAGGTAACGGGCGTAATACCTAAAGAGCTGGCCATTGTCTTAAAGGTGCAAAAAGTTACTCCTTTATTAGTATGGATCTGTCCTGGCTGTACACACTTAGCTGCACTATCCCTGGGATCCTTACTAAATTTGCCCTCCCATTTAAGTATATGAGCGACAAAATTATTCCATTTATTATCGCTTGCCGCTATCATAGCCCTGTTTTATCGTAGTCCTTAGCAGATGCCAAGCCCAGGCCGGCGCCGATCGTTGTAATTCCAGTTACCAGATCGCCTTTCAGTATGGCAGCTACGCCGCCAACGATTGTGGCAAAACCAAAAAAGGTAGTTTTCCAGTTTTTAATTGCTTTTTTCATATTTAATAAAGTTTATGCCGTTGTAAATTATTGTAGCTACTCCCAGGGCCGCCATTATTGCCTTATCGTTTCCTTTTAGCTTAGTTGCAGCGTAGATCATAAAAGGTCCAATAAAAGCTACGTCTGCGATCCTTACGAGCTGCGTTTTCATAGCGACGTCCTTTTTATTTGCTGGATTAAAATATCCAGCTTTGTTTCTAAGCGAATAAGGCGCTCGGCGTGATCGTCGTGTTTTTCTTGTTTATCCTCTAACGCTTTTACGCGGTAGTTCAAAACAGCCCAGGACGCGCCAGCGCTAAATATGCTAGTTACTATTATTGCTACTATTTGCGTTTCCACTTTCTTGCTGTTTTTTTGTTTCCTCGGCGATCGCGATATTTACCTCGCGCAGCTTACCTTGTAGCCATTCAATATTAGCTAATAAGTCGTAGGCCTGGGCCTTTAGTTCCTGTAGGTTGTTTGCCATTTTTTTACGGTTGTAGGGTTAAATTTAGTTGGCTACAAATATACTCATAAGCCGCTAAATTAACGTCGCTTGACTGGCCCCAGTTATCGTAATCCGGGCCGCTGATTGTAGTGTTACCCTGGGCGAGCGCTTGCTTTGTTTCGCCGTCCTCGTTAGTCGTTACAGCACTAATTACCCAGTAAAACTGGGCATAATTGCTTAGATTATCGTTTACAATAGACGCGTCAATAAAATTGCCGCTGCTTGCTTGTCCGTTTGTCCAGATTTGTACTGGCGCGATTAAATATCCCATTTTTATTTTATTTTATCCGTGATTTAGTAAAGTATAGCCAATAGTGATGCTACTGCCTGCGCTTTTTGAAATTTCCCAAGTTCCGGCTCCAATGTTAGCCGTTATACTAATAGCGGTCGGATTAGATATAAAATTATTGGCAATTAGCAAAGATCCGCCATTTGGATCTAAAAGCCATAATTGACTTCCGCCATTCGTATTATCTCTTATTACTACTATTCCAGAGTATAAAGAATTAAAAAGCGTGTAATTGGTGCTATTATTTACAATAGCCAAAGTACTACTCCCTGAATATCTACCCACCGAAGAACTAACGTCGCCATTTACTCTTAATTTATAGCCCGCGTCAGTCGTAGTGCCGATAAGTACATTACCGCCACTAACTATTCTCATTCGCTCGGTACTACCAGCATAAATAGCCATTGCACCAGCTAAATTATCTACTCCAATAAAGTCGGTGCCATTTATGTAAGCTAAAAATGCAGAATAACTTGATGTGTGGTCTGTTTTTATAGATGTTCCACTTGATACACCACTTACATATAATTTAGCAGTTGGGGAAGTTGTACCTATACCTACATTGCCGGAGTTATTGATATTTAATATTCTTGAAGAACCAGCGTCAGTACCAATAGAAAATAAATTCGTTCCGTCTTGTTGAGTATCGCCTAAAAACCAGCTAATCACGCCATTTTTTACTAATTGTAATCTCGGTAAATTAGCTGACCTTATATCTAAAATACTTTGAGGACTTGCTGTACCTATACCTACATTCCCCCCACTTGTTATTCTCATTCGCTCCGTACTACCGTCAAAAAACACAAAACTACCAGCGTCTATTGCTCCAATACTCCAATTTTTTGCAGTTCCATTTGTGTTACTAAATACAATACCAGCGTCTCCGCCATATATATTTAATACTTTAATAAAAGAAATTGGATTTGTTATTGAAGTTGTACCTATACCTACATTGCCGCTGATATTACCGTTACCAGTAACCTGTAGTGCAGCCCCATTATTAACCGTGCTGCCGATAAGCAAATTTGCCGCAAAGTAGTTTAGATCGCTGGCCCCCTCTTGATAGATCCCCCAGCGATTTGTATAAGTTATTGTGCCAGTACCAGCCGACTGATCGTTAATTAGCAGTCCGTAATTGTTAGTGATATTGATAGCACTACCGATATTATCCGGGAAGCATAGGCGCATACCTGCCAGGTGTGTGATTGTACCTACAGCGGATCCGGCAAAAGAATGCACCCCAGTTATGGCAGCATAGGCCCTTAGCGTGCTGCCCTGGCTCATTGTAAGCGTACCAGCGCCAGTAAAAGATACCCGGCTATTGCCCTCTATTCCTTGCCTGGTGCCGGCTGGTAGCGTTGCGTTACCCCCCAGCGATAAATTTAGAAAAGCATTTACAGCGCTAAGAGCGTTAGGCGTTGCAAAGGTCGTACCGGCTGGGGCCGTTAAATTGTAAGTAAATAAAGCCCCCTGGGCCAGGCCGCCTAAATATGTTTGCTGGGCTAAAAATGCGGCCTTATTAGTAGTGGCTTGAATTGTTAGCGCGTCATTAGAAAGGACGCTGTTTCTAAGTTCAAAAAAGTTATCGCCACTATTATAATTATCGCCTACTCGCCACACGTTTGATCCAGTCCGCTGAAAGGCAATATAAGAATTAGACGCCGACGTAGTGCCGTTAAATTGCGCCATTACGTTACTGCCGTGAATATCTAAGCGAGCGCCTGGCGTGGCGGTGCCGATACCAAGGCGAATGTTTGCATCATCCCAGTAAAGGTTTGCGCTGGATCCGATCGCCTGGCTGCTGGTAAAGTAAGCTATCTGGGTAGCCGTTCCTGTTCCAGTAATGGTGCTGGTGCCTGGGCCGCCGATAAGATCCCACGTGGTTCCGTTATCGCGATAGATCTCAAAAGTATCGGTACTAACAAAGAGCCGGCCTGTTTGTCCTGCGGCTGGCCTATTAGCAAACGTGTTACTATTGATAGCTGGGGATCCAAGCTGATTTAATATGTTAAAGTTTACAAACACTATACGTAGCGTTTAAGTATTACTGTTAGTTGATTAGTTCCGGCGCCGCTAAAGTTAAACGAGTACACTTTTATATTGATCTCGTCGCGGTTGCCTGTAATATTCCAGCTTTGGTTTGGCGTAAGCAAAAAGCCGTCCACCGTTACGTTTGACGTGCCTTGATTAACGAAAATAACGCTATTCGCGTTCGTGTCCGTTTGGCCCGATTGCTGGAAAATCTTTGTTTCGGTTATGTACTTTACGCAAGCCATTATCTACAATATTTTTGATCGTTTTCGTATTGACGCTTAAAAGTAGTATCGTCGGGCAAAAAAGTAGTGTTATCTACAATATCAGCCACCATTTGCCGAGCCGTACTGGCCGCACCCTGGGCGCTCGGCGCTGCGGATCCTGTTTTTTTCTTTCTATTGATTAAATAGTAATACAGCGCTGCTGCAGCTACTAAATATAAAACTGTTGCTCTTTTCATACGAGTATATTGTTATCGTTAAAGCCACTTACGCGAATGCCTTTAGCCAGTTGCTTTGTAACGGCTTTGGCTTGTTTTCTGCTGGCTGTTTTTGTTTTTACTGCACTTCTAACAGCTTTGCGCTGCGCCAAAAGAGCTGATCCCTTAGTAAAAAGATTAGTGATAATGCTTGTAGCCCCTTTAGTTTGGACCGTTGGGGCTGGCCCCAGTTCTATTGGCGCTGTAAATTCTTCCTCGGTAATTTTTTCGCTGGGCCCGGCTTCTATTATTACGCCTGGGCGTCTGCGAAAGGCATAAAAAGCAATAGCAGCGCCAGCGATCAATAATAAAGGTAAATAACTTTTTTTCATTTCTTAGTTGTTTTATATATATAGCCAGCAGCCCATACTACAGCGACGCCGATAATAAGTTTACGGCCTAAATTGATAAGTTTTTGAAGCGTGCTTTGCTGCGCTTCCTGTTCCTCTTTTATCGTTAAAATTCCAGACGCTTGCCTGCCCTCTTTACTTAACTTAAGGTCCTTTACTTTTATAGCATAAAAGTTTCCGTCTTGACCTCTAAAAGTTAAATAGTCGTCTTTGCGCTCTGCATACCTTAATCCATAAATTGGATCAGTGTAAGCTGGTCCTTGCAAAAGAAAGCTAAAAACTAAAAACTTATAGCCCGTTCTTAACGACGGTACTATTTCCTTTGCTTTATAGCCCAAGTTATTTACGTCGCTAACGCGATAAAACGGTGTGTTTTTTTCCAGCGTTATCGTTTTATCGATTAACTGGCCGGCTCTTATTTGATCGCTCATATTTATTTTCTAAGCATTGATAACAGCATACTGATCTGGGCTTGTGGCATTGCTGCCAGCTTTTCAAGATCTTCTGCCGTTACTCCTTTACTAAATAAGGTTTGAATGATTTGCTCCAAGTCTTGCGTGCCGCTAACGTGCTGCACTTTCGTTGGGGCAAAACTTGTTACCAGGTTACCGAGCATAGCGATTAGCATTTGTTGTACTTGTGGCTGTTGTAGCATTCCGGCCAGTATGCTGGACGGCGTTGTTTTTTCTTCTTCTTCTTCTTCGTCCTCGTCAGTTTCTATCTCTGCCAGGCGTTCGGCACGTAGGGCGCGGATCTCGTTTAAGATCTCGTTATTTATTTGCGCCTGTTGGTTGCTAACGCCGTAGCCGGCTATCATTCCGACCGGGGCTTCATTTAGCACAAAAACTTTGTTAATCGCTGGGGCTACTCTTTCTTTATCCTTGTCGTTGTATAGACCAAGGACAAAGTTATTGTAGTCGTCCGGCGCGATAAAATCAAGCTCGCGTTCCAGCTTTTCTAAGCCGTCGTCCTTGCTTTTACCGTCGTAAGCGCCAGTGATGTTTTTAGCCATTACCGAGAACCTAAAGATTTTCCAAGCGGCTTGCGGCTGCTCGTTGTACCAATTTAGGACTGCGCTTTTAGATCGTAGTTGTGCCGTTGATGCCATAGTTTAGATATAATAAACGCCAAAACAAAAACTGATGTTTGTGGTATTAGCTGGGGCTGATGCGATAGTAACGTAGCTCTTATCCCAGGTAATTTTTTGTCCGCTAAATTCGGGCAAGCTACGAACGAAAGGAGCGCTGGCTCCAGTTGTTGCCTGGGTGCGAATTAAGCTGATCAAAGGAATACGGAATAAGTCCTGGCGCTCGTTTGAGTATAGGACCAGGTAGCTTTTTTGTAAGATAGCAGCCGAAGGCAATGCTACGTTATTAGGCGATACGGCCAGCGTATCTACTGCAAAAGTTTCTAAGGCCATTAACGCTGTGTAACGGAGTTTTGGTAAGTCGGGGAAGCTCCACTGCGTTTGAGTTTGTCCTGTTACTGCTACGCCAGGGACAAGCAGTTCGACGAGTTCGTACTTTGCGGCTTTGAATGCCATTTTGATAAATTTTACTTTTTGAAAATAAGAGCAGCGGCTTTTTAGGGCCGCTGCCCTTTTTGGAGTTTATAGGCCGAAACGAAAATTAACGTACAGGCGTTACGTTCTGCGCCAAATGTCCACGCATAATGATAACAGCACGGCTATTTGCCTGTACTGCGGCCATTGCTTGTGGCAATTGTACTTGCAGAGTGTTTTGCTTAGAACCTACCAAAACCCAGGCTGGCTCTACTGGATAAAATCCGTCAGAGCTACCGTCGTTTTGATCAACGTAGTTGATACCTGATGAGGTGTAATCAGCGTCCAGCGTTTCTTGCTGCTGTGGTACGTAGTAATGACGGTACAAGTCGTAAGCGGGTACGATTTGACGGTTATTTACGGTCAGCGTTAAGCTACTGTTATACCAGTTCAGCAATGATGCAGCCGCGTTAGCGGTTGTAAAGTTTACTGTGTTGGGATAGGTAAACAGCTTAAAGTTAGTAGCTGTTGAGCTAGCTGGAGCGCAAAAGAACAAGCCAAAAGAGCTGCAAACGAAGGCATCTTGCAAATTAAGACGCTGTTCGGTGTTAAAGCTCGTGGTGTTGCTGCTGCTAACGTCGTTAGTCAATACAGGAAACTGATAGCTGGTTACAGTAGTTGATAGAGCTACTTCCAGACGCAGGTAACTTTGTGAGAGTACTGCTTGTCCGAGCGAAAACCCAGCAGAGTTAATCGCTTGTTTTGCCTTTTCAAAGGCCAGGCGTGTGCCAACTGTTGATGCCATTTTTTTTTGTTGCCCTGTTCGATTGCCCAGGGCTGGGCTTTTAGTTAAAATAAAGGTGAATACGAGTGTATCGTATTAGTACATTTCGTCTTCTTCCATACCAGCTAAAACCGAAAGGTCGTCGCCAGCCATAACAGTATCGTCGCCAGCGATAACACTAATGTTATCGGGGATCTCGCCTACTGTTACTGGAAAAGTCATAGTGTCGTCCATAGCGCCCAGAGCTGGGATTAGTCCACCGACCAAACCGGCTCCACCAGCAGCGATCATACCGTTTCCGATAGCTTTACCCATATCCCCTTTCAGGATCATTGGGAATGCGATACCTACGGCCAGTACTGCTGCATTTTTTACAGTATCATTTCCGAAAGGAATGAACTGGGCCACTTTTTTACCAATTACAGCTCCAGCCACAATGCCGAGAGCTTGTCCGATACCGGCTTTGCCGATTGCTCCCATACGACGGCGTGAACTGCGTCTTTTGGTGCTTTTTCTACGTCTT